CTGAAGAGGAGGTTGTATGACTTTAGTTTGGGCGTCTGGTTACAACGGGATCACTGATCCTGACGCCCAGACGTATATCGCTGCAGTCGAAGCAGCAGACAGTCAAGCGTTAGAAGGCGATGTCGCTTTGGCGATTAACGACTTTGTGGTTGGCTGCAAAGATGACGGGATTTGGGACGCTATTAAGGCGTCCTGTATCCTTGCTGGCGCTAGGACTTTGAGTGGAGCGTTAGTTCCGTTGAAGGGGACAGCGCCTACTAACTATAACTTTGTTGCTGGAGATTACAACAGGGAGACGGGGTTAGTTGGGGATGGAAGCACGAAGTTCTTAGACAGCAATAGGAATAACGATGATGATCCGCAGGACAGTAAACACATTAGCGTCTACGCATCAACCACAGCAACCAATAAGACTTCCACGAGTGTTAGTTATTTAGGAGATTCCTCTGTTTCGGGGTCTACTCACCTTTCTCGCTTGGGCACCACAGGCGGATTGGGCCTTGGTTCACGACTTAATTCTGCTAGCGGTTTTGGTTCAACAGTGCAAACGCCTACAGCAGGATTTATTGGCTTAAATCGCTCAAACGCTTCGACTTATACAGCAAGAAACGGTGGAACTGTAGAAAGCATTACACGAACATCTGCATCGCCAACTGGAGGCAACTTGCTTGTTTTCAGCGGCCTTGATGAGTCCAACGCCCGCCTAGCCTTCTACTCCATCGGCGAATCCATCGACCTTGAACAGCTAGACAACCGCACAACACGGTTGATGAACCTGATCAGCTACTCACTGGCTAGTGGACTGCCTGATTTGTCCACAATGGATCTTGATGCCGCAAGTTATATCGGTGCTGTTTATCGTGCAGGAGGTACTTTGTCATGACGCAATCAGTAGATCTTGCTAATGCAATTAACAGCTTTGTTAAAGGCTGTAAGACCGATGGAACGTGGGATGCAATCAAAGCGTGTTGCATCATGGCAGCATGGGATGGACTGACTGGAGCGTTATATCCATTGAAAGGTCCAGCGCCTACTAACTATAACTTTGTTGCTGGAGATTACGACAGGGAGACGGGATTGAAGGGGAATAGTGCGCCCTTTTCGACTAGGTATTTGGATAGCAATAGAAACAACACTACCGATCCTCAAAATGACAAGCATATTACTGTATGGGTTACATCGCCAGATACTGCCAACGGTGGCTCTTATTTTGGAGCGGGCGTTACCGTAAATGGCTCAAGCACACACTATGCCCACCCAACCTACGGACATTATTTTAATCTTAATTCTCCTTTGTTACTGGCAGGCGACAGTTACAGTAACACTGGACTTATTGGAGTTACCAGATCTAATTCAACTCAGCTTGTCTACAAAACCGGAGGAGCTTCGTCGCCAACTACTGTAGCGAGTACAAGCGCCGCCCCATTTAATGAAACTATCAGAATTTTTAGAAGGGGAGACGTTAATGCTGCATATACAAATGCCCGCCTCTCCTTTTATTCCATCGGCGAAAACCTGGACCTCGCCCTACTTGACAACCGCGTTTCAACCCTTATGACAGATATAGGAGCTGCAATACCATGAGTCCGATTTCTATTCCGGGGAAGGTTACTTTAGCGCGTCATGATAGCGATGTTGTCAACTACATTGCAGCGGTCGAAGCTGCTGATGGACAAAGCCTAGAATCTGGCGTTAAGCTTGCTTACCATAATTTTATTATTGGTTGTAAGGCAGATGGTATTTGGGATGCAATTAAAGCGAGTTGCATTTTGGCTGGCGCTAGGACGCTTGCTGGCGCTTTGGTTCCGTTGAAGGGAACAGCGCCCACTAATTACAACTTCGTGGCGGGGGATTATGACCGAGAGACGGGGCTGGTGGGCGATGGTAGTACGAAGTATTTAGATAGCAATAGGAATAATAATGCTGAGCCGCAAGATAGTCAGCATGTTGTTGTTTCTTTAACACAGCAACCAACTATCAATTTTACTCTTGCGGGCACAGGAATTAACAGTGGCGGAGTCACAGGATTGTTTTCATCCCCTCTTGGTGGGGGAAACTATGAATTTCAATCCCGTAGTAGGAATAATAACGTCTCATCTGGTGGTTTCCCATCCCTTGCTGGCACACTAGGAATTTCAAGAAGCGCCAGTTCTTCTTATTCAGAAATTAGCAATGCTGTAATTAGGTCCTTTACAAAAATTTCACTGACACCACTTGCGGGGAACATATTTGTTTTTGGCAGGAATAATAGTGGAAGTCTTAATAATCCCGTAAACGCCCGCCTCTCCTTCTACAGCATCGGCGAATCCCTGGACCTCGCCCTTCTAGACGCCCGCGTAACCACCCTTATGACCGACATTGGAGCTGCTATACCATGACCTACAAACTAACCAACACATCCCAACCCGCTGACCCGTATTACGGCGCGGTGTCGTTTCTTATGGAGGTAGTGTCATGACTTGGAAAGTAACTAACTCACAGGACTACGCACCTAAGTACGTTAAGTACATCATCGACACTGAAGCAGTCACGCCTGGCACGGTTGACTACAACTTCGGCATCTTGGCTGGAACGGTTGACGTTGATTGGGGAGATGGAACGTCTGACACTGCTATCAGCGCCAATACCACCCACACCTATTCAAGTCCTGGTTCGTACATTGTAACCATTAGCCAGAACGGTACTAATACGTTTACGCCAGATATTGGTTTGCAAGAGATTATCGTCGAACATGAATCAGTAGAAGGTGGTGGGTTTTGGGATAGCAATATGCAATCCGCCTCTTCAAGTGCTAGTAATTTGAAGAGATGGGGTTCGGTTGATTTAGGAAATGTAACTTTGTTTGGGCGCTCCAGTACCAGCACATCTTACAGAGGTCAAGGAGCATGGTATAACTGCAATAGTTTGACTTCTTTTCCCGATGCAGACTTATCTTCTGGTACTGAATACGGTTTTGCTTGGTATGATTGTACCAGTATGACAAACTTCGGGAATTGCACCTTTAATACAACTCCTAACTCCTGTAATTTTAATTATGCATGGTATAACTGTAATAGTTTAGCTTCTTTCCCCGCTGTTGATCTAAGCGGTCTAAGTAGTGCAGGTGATGGAGGTTTATATAGCGCCTGGAACTTATGCAGCAAAATGACTTCATTTGGTGCTATTACTCTCCCAAGTGCTACGCCATACACAGCTACATATGCTTGGGCTAATTGTTCGGCGCTGACTTCATTCCCTGCAATTGATCTTAGTCAATGCACGAATGCTTTCGGTGCCTGGTCTGGCTGTACTAGTTTAACTAGCTTCCCCACTGTAGATCTTTCAAATTGCTCTAATTTCGGCCGCAGAAGTTCCAGCACATCTTACAGAGGTCAAGGAGCATGGTATAACTGCAGTAGCTTGACCTCTTTTCCTGCCTTAGATTTATCTTCTGGTACTCAATACGGTTTTGCTTGGTACGACTGCACAAGCATGACTACTTTTGGAAGTTGCACCTTTAACACAACTCCTAACTCCTGTAATTTTAATTATGCATGGTATAACTGTAATAGTTTAACTTCTTTCCCCGCTGTTGATCTAAGCGGTCTAAGTAGTGCAGGTGATGGAGGTTTATACAGCGCCTGGAACTTATGCAGCGGAATGACCTCATTTGGAGCTATTACTCTTCCAAGTGCTACGCCATACACAGCTACATATGCTTGGGCTAATTGTTCGGCGCTGACTTCATTCCCTGCACTCGATCTTAGTCAATGCACGAGTGTTTTCGGTGCCTGGGGTAGCTGTACTAGTTTAACTAGCTTCCCCACTGTAGATCTTTCAAATTGCTCGACTTTTGGGCGATCAAACGGCTCTACAAGTTACAGAAGCAACGGAGCATGGTATAACTGCAATAGTTTGACTTCCTTTCCTGCTTTAAATCTTTCTGCTGGTACTGTATACGGTTTTGCCTGGTACGACTGCACAAGTATGGCTACTTTTGGAAACTGTATTTTTAATCCAACTCCTAATTCCTATGACCTAAACTATGCATGGTATAACTGCTCTAGCCTGACCACCTTCCCCGCTCTAGATTTCAGCGGTGTAGGCGCATCGTTGGGCTTGTATTTTGCTTGGGGTAATTGTAGTGGGTTAACCTCGTTTGGAGCTATTACTCTCCCAAGTGCTACGTCATACACAGCTGCATTCGCTTGGCGTGAATGCAGCAACTTGACTTCATTCCCTGCAGTTGACCTTAGTCAGTGTACTGATCTCACGGGTGCTTGGAGCACTTGTACTAGCTTAACCAGCTTCCCCACTGTAGATCTTTCAAGTTCTACGAAGTTTGGGCCTACAAATCCCAACTTACAAAACAGAAGTCAAGGAGCATGGTATAACTGTAATAGTTTAACTTCTTTCCCTGCCTTAAATTTATCTTCTGGTACCGTATACACTTTTGCTTGGTACGACTGTACAAGCATGACCACCTTTGGGAATTGCACCTTTAATACAACTCCCAACTCCTGTGCTTTTAAC